GTAGTTATATGGGGAGACCACCATTGGTGGTACTCCCTTTTTTTTATATTTTTGGAGAGATAATGGAAATTTCAATTAAAAAAGAAGAGCTTCAAAAGAAAAGTTTATTTGTTGCAACACCAATGTATGGTGGTATGAATCATGGTCTATATGCCAAAGCTTGTCTAGACCTACAAGCAATTTGTATGCAGTATGGCATCACAGTTAAATTCTCATTTCTTTTCAATGAATCTTTAATTACACGAGCAAGAAATTATCTAGTTGATGAATTTGTTTCTCGTTCTGACTGTACACATCTATTGTTCTTAGATGCTGATATTCACTTTAATCCACAAGACGTTATTGCTCTTTTGGCATTAGATAAGGATGTTATTGGTGGTCCTTATCCTAAGAAAGCCATCAAGTGGCGTTCTGTTAAGAAAGCAATGGAAAAGAATCCTGATATTGATGCAGGAATTTTAGAAAAAGTTACTGGAGATTATGTTTTTAATCCAGTACATGGTACTGAAAAATTCTCTGTTACAGAACCTCTACAAGTTTTGGAAATTGGAACTGGTTTCATGTTGGTAAAACGTGAAGTGTTTCCTAAATTTGCAGAAGCATATCCACAACTTCGTTACAAGCCTGACCACGTAGGCCAAGCACACTTCGATGGTTCACGTTACATTCATGCTTACTTTGATACTATCATTGATTCTAAAGATTCTGCAACTGGTGGTGGTACAGACCGTTACCTATCAGAAGATTATATGTTCTGCCAACTCTGGCGTAAGATTGGTGGAGAAATCTACTTGTGTCCATGGATGAGAGCAGACCACATTGGTACTTATCACTTCAAAGGTGATATGCCAGCAGTTGCCAATTATGTTGGAGAGATGTAATGTCGGATGATGTTGTCAAAGCATCTCAAACGGCCACCACTGGTGGTCGTAAGTTTGACGGCAACAAACTAGAATACGGTTTGTTGCCACCTCTTGCTCTTGAAGCCACTGTTGATGTATTGACATTTGGTGCTCAAAAGTATGAAAGAGACAATTGGAAAAATGTACCTGATTCTAAACGCAGGTATTATGATGCACTTCAACGGCACCTATGGGCCTGGAAGAAAGGTGAAATACTTGATGAAGAATCTGGTAAACACCACCTGGCTCATGCAATGTGCTGCTTGATGTTTTTGTATGAACATGATATACTCTATTCATGTTAAATTTTATAATGAGGAACACAAATGAAAATTTCTAATGAGACACTGACGGTTCTAAAGAACTTTGTCGGTATCAATGCAAGTATTGAGTTTAAAACTGGAAACAAACTTGCAACAATTTCTCCCACAAAAACTGTACTGGCCAAAGCCACAGTTACAGATACTTTTCCACAAGACTTTTGTATCCATGATTTGAATCAGTTCTTGTCTGTACAGTCTCTGTATAAAGATGGTGAGATTGATTTTGATGACAAACACGTTATCTTTAAATCTGGTCGTAAGAAACTTAACTATCGTACCACATCACGTAATGTTATCGTTACAGTACCGGAAAAAGAATTGAGTTTGCCATCTGTTGATGCATCGTTCTCTTTGACTGCTGATGACTTGGCTAACATTATGAAATCATCTGCCGTGTTGCAATCACCTAACGTTGCTATCACATCTGATGGTGATAAGATTTATGTTACATCGTTTGATGCAAATGATGATTCAGCACACGTTAACTCTACAGAAATTACCGATGGTAATGGTTCTGTATTCAAGGCAGTTTTCTTAACAGAGAATTTGAAGATGATGCCTGATTCTTATAATATTGAAATATCATCAAAAGGTTTGGCGTCATTCAAGAATACTAAAGGTGATTTACAATATTGGATTGCCATTGAAGCTAAACATTCTAAATTCGGAGAATAATCTTGACTAAAGTAAATACATTGTTTGGTTCTTTTGATGAAGAGCAACTAAAGAAACTCAAAGGATATGTTGATGAATTAGTTCTTCACATGAATAAAAATCAATCAAACAATGATGCAATGAAAGATATTGTGGATTTTGCCAATGATGAATTGAAAATCCCTAAGAAGATTGTCAAACGTATGGCAAAAACACAATTTAAAAATTCATTCCAAACAGAAGTGGCAGAATCAAAAGAGTTTGAGACTCTGTTTGAAAGTATGAATGAGGTGAAATGATGGGTGAAATTAGAATGTGGACCGATAAAACTCAATACATTGCTGTATTGAGAAAAGAAATTCAGGTTTTAAAAACTCGTTATAACCCAGAAATAGAAGGCACAGGTCATTTCAATACAGCAATCTCTGTATTGGAAAACCGAATCAAAGAACTTGAACAAGAATTGAACTGGCCATTCCCTGACTAAATTAATTTATTATATTATGGAGTATTTGAATGAACGAACACATGTTGTGGGTGGAGAAGTATCGCCCTAAAACCGTTGAAGATTGTATTTTGCCTGAAGGTATCAAGGCAACTTTCCAAGAATATGTAAACCGTAAAGAGATTCCAAATCTTCTACTATCAGGTACTGCTGGTGTTGGTAAAACAACTATCGCAAAAGCCTTGTGTCAAGAAGTTGGTTGTGATTACATTGTTATCAACGGGTCTGATGAGTCAGGTATTGACACATTCAGGAACAAAATTAAGAACTATGCCTCATCTGTATCCTTGACTGGTGGCCGCAAGGTCATCATCATTGATGAGGCAGATTATCTAAATCCAAATTCAACTCAACCTGCGTTGCGTGGTGCCATTGAGGAGTTCTCTGAGAACTGTTCGTTTATCTTTACCTGTAACTTCAAGAATCGGATTATTGATCCAATCCATTCTCGTTGCACTGTTGTTGATTTTAAAATCAATGGTAGTAAACCAAAGATGGCTGCACAATTCTTCAAACGTGTAGAATGGATTCTGGAACAAGAAGGCATCACATACGATAAACAAGTTGTGGCTGCGGTTATCACCAAACATTTTCCAGACAATCGCCGTGTTCTTAATGAACTTCAGCGTTACTCAGTATCTGGTACGATTGACAAAGGCATTCTGGCATCCGTTTCTGATGTTAATTTATCTGAATTGGTCAAGGCATTAAAAGACAAAGATTTTACTTCTTGTCGTAAATGGGTCACAGGCAATCTGGACAATGATGCAACCACCTTGTTTCGTAAGTTATATGAATCATTGTATGAAGCATTAGAAGCCAATTCTGTGCCACAGATGGTTGTTATTATTGCTAAGTATCAGTATCAGGCAGCTTTCGTTGCAGACCATGAGATTAATCTTATTGCCTGTTTGACAGAAATTATGGTTGAGTGTGAGTTCAAATGAGTCCGTTCGATTACGTTGACTTCATTCTTCGTAAGAAAAAACCTGAAGGAGAATTAGATTTTACAGACTATGCGCCATTTATTGTAAATAGGTCTTTATCTTATCACCTAGATTGTGTTCTCTATGCAAATGAGATGAACCTACATCCAGGTGTTGATAAAGATATGCAATACCAGTATTTTCTAAATAGTATTAGACCTATGAAACGAGGTTTTCAACCTTGGCAAAAGTCCAAAACTGACGAGAATATTGAGTGTGTGAAAGCCTATTTTGGTTATTCTAACGCCAAGGCCAAAGAGGCCCTACGTATTCTCTCCGATGAACAAATCGCTGTAATAAAAACAAAAACAGATACGGGCGGAGTGAAGAATAATGGTAAATCTTAATGACCTAATTGAAGTAACATTAAATGAAAAAGACGATTTTCTAAAAGTACGTGAAACGTTAACACGTATCGGTGTAGCTTCCAAAAAAGACCAAATTTTATATCAATCGTGCCACATACTCCACAAACGTGGACAATACTATGTGGTACATTTCAAAGAACTATTTGCCTTAGATGGCAAACCAACAGACATTTCAGAGAGTGATTTAGCACGTAGGAATGCCATTGCAAACCTATTGGAAGATTGGGGACTGGTTAAACTGGTCAATCCTGTACAGACAGAGATGCCAGAACCTATGTTTCTTTCTCAAATTAAAATTATTTCACATAAAGAAAAGAACGATTGGCAATTGGTACCAAAATACAATATTGGAAAGAAGCCAAATTCTAATTAAAGAGTGAAGAATCACCACCCCGTTTACCAACTAATCTTCCTTTGAACCAACCATCTGGTATGGATTGTTCTGATAAGATACATTTTTGTTGAACGTGATTGTTTATCCATATTCTTCCTGATGTGCCACCACCAGTAATAACAGTTTTTCGGTTTTTTGATTTGAGTGTATTGGAAATTTTACTTTTATGATCCGATGTTCTTGGAAAAGGTGCAAATCCTTCTCCTCCATCAGATTTATTATGTAAAATTCCAGTATTGTCTACCTTCTTACCCCACCATTTAATCAAACGTCTTTCTAGTGACCATGCACCAATTTCGGTTAAATTGGATTCCAATATGATAATTTGATTTTTATTTTTGGGTTTATTTACGTTACTATGGTTTTTGTATGCCCGTTTACCGGTTCCTTTACCAATGTAATAAGGTGTTCCATTAGATTTTCTAATGTATGCGTAGACGTAATAAATAGGCATGCTGATACGGTCCTTTCGTGTTAGAGTAGGTGCAGAGGTGAGATTCTGGTGACCTACAACTATTTAGTATAAATAGAAATATGGCCCAACTACCTTAGGGCGTTAGTAAAACGGGCAAACGATATTGTCGCTGGAGAACGTAACCAGTTCCTCAACCGATACGCCTTCGGGGTATCAATTTTTAATCTCGCTTTTAGGAGAAACACATGACTTACATTAAAGATGTATTTGGTAATGATTTTGGCTGGAGTAAAATCCAACCTTTCACAGTAGGTTTTGATGACACATTAGACCTCATGCGTGAAGCTGCAGCGGCTGCAACTAAAGCCGTATCTTATCCTCCATACAATATCAAACAAGTAAAAGAAAACAAGTACGTCATTGAGATGGCTGTTGCTGGTTTTGCTAAGTCTGATATTGAGATGACTTTAGAGGGAAATAAACTCGTAATTAAAGCTGCATCTAAAGATGATGATTCTGAAGAATATCTGTACAAAGGTATTGCAAACCGTGGGTTTGAACGCACCTTTACTCTTGCAGATAAAGTAGAAATTCAAGATGCAGAATTGATAAATGGTATGCTTAAAGTTTGGCTAGAAAACATGGTC